CAGTAATAAATTCTGGTATAAATTACGAAAACAAAAAAAGAACTTCAACTATATCTGGAATTAATACTGCATCAAACACTATCAGTATTGCAAATCATGGATATGAAAATGGAGAGATATTAACCTATGATTTTGCAGAAAATCCCGTAGTTGGTCTTTCATCAACATCAACTTATTATGTAACAAAAATTGATGAAGATAATTTCAAACTTTCTTTGGTCGGAACTTCCACAACTCTACCAAAAAATATTAACTATGTAATTAAGAATTATGTAGATTTAGTTAGCGTTGGTAGTGGTATTCATATTTTCAATTACGAACCAATAACTGTATCTGTATCCGGGAGAATTGGAGTTTCTACTTTAACAGGACAGGATTTCAATGCTACTCTCCAACCAATTTTTAGGGGAGGTATTGAAAGTGTCAATGTACAAAGTGGAGGTGACAATTATGGAAGTGATGAGATTTTAAATTATGATAGACAGCCAGATTTTCTTCTGTTAAGAGGAGAGGGAGCTCAAATAACTCCAGTAATAAACAATGGATCTATTGTTGATATTATTGTCAATAACCCAGGAATTAATTACAATTCGCCACCAACAATAGTTGTTAATGGAAGTGGTTCTGGAGCTGTATTGGTTCCTGTAATTTCAGAAGGACTTATTTCATCTGTAAATATACTGTTTGGTGGTCTAGGATATCTAAATTCAGACACTAGTATTGATGTTATACCTGCAGGATCTTCTGCTAATTTTAAATCCAATACCAAATCTTGGAAGATCAATCTATTTGAGAGATTCATTCAAACAGATCAAATTACTGAGGACGATGGAGTTATTGAAGAAAGTTTTTCTGGTTTTGGTGTGCAGTATTTCCATTTATACTCTCCCAGAAAATTAAGATTTTCAGTTCTTGGAAAAAGATTTAGAGATGGTCAAATTTTCTATCAACCAGATTTGCAAACATTTAATGGGAAAGAGTTAGTTTCAAATGCACACTCTCCTATTATTGGATGGGCTTATGATGGAAATCCAATATATGGTCCATATGGATACTCTTCTATAACTGGCGGATCTGTTAAATCTATGGTTTCTGGTTATCAACTAAAACTGAAACCAAATAGACCTAGCACATCTTTATATCCAGCTGGATTCTTTATTGAGGATTATGAATTTTTTGGCAGTGGAGATCTGGATGAACATAATGGAAGATTCTGCGTAACTCCAGAATACCCAGAAGGGGTTTATGCTTACTTTACCACTATTAGTGATGGTCAAGTAGATTCTGGTGGTCCTTTTGAGAATTATAAATCACCGGTATTCCCATACTTCGTTGGAAATACTTACAAGTCCAAACCAGAAAGTTTTAATTTCTCAAAATCATCAAATCAATCAGATATTAATATAAATGAGACTAATTGGATTCGTAATACTACACCATATAATATAACAAAATCCAATAGTGGATATACTTTCTTAGATAATCCAAATAGTATAAGAGAACAAATTTCTCATGTAAAATTTGTAACGAAAGGAACTATAAGTTCGGTTGGAATATTAACTGGTGGTCAAAATTATCAAGTAAATGATAAAATTATTTTTGATGAGGTTGATCTTTCTTCCAAAAAACCAGTATCAAATGTATCTTTGATTAAAGGAAAGGAAGTATCTTCTATTGGAGCAACCATTACTGAATTATCTAATTTGGAGTTTTATCCAACTTCAACAAATGGAACTAAGTATGTTGCATTTTCAACTTCTCCACATAATCTTGATAATAGAGATTTTGTAACTTTTTCATCAGATTTTGAAAATTTACAAACATCCGTATTATCCAATAGTGTTAATAAACTTTTTGTATCTACAGGAATAGGATCCACAAGTTACACTGGATTGGTAACTTACTTTAATGTTATTGGTAATCTTGGATATCCCCTTATAAAAGAAAATGACATTTACCAAGTACTAAATGAAAAAGTAAGAATATTAAATATTGATCCAAAATCCTCTAGGATAAGAGTACTTAGAAATATTGAAGGCATAGTTGGAATACAAACTTATTCTGTAGGTATCGCTATAACTGAAGTAACTAGAAAATTCTATGTTAGTTTAGATATTGATAATGAGTATGATTACAAGTTAAATACAGAATATTATTTCAACCCAGTAGAATCTCTTGGAATAGGAAATTCATCTGGTCCTGGAATAACTACTACTTTATTTTTCTCAAATCCTGGAGTTGGTGCAACACAACTTTCTATACCAACAAGATCAATTTATGTTCCCAATCATCAATTAAATTCTGGGGATGAGTTAATTTATTCTTCCAATGGCGGAACTCAAATATCAATTTCAACTGATGGAGTTTCATCTTACCAACTTTCAGAAAATTCTATTGTTTATGCAACTAAACTTACTTCTGACTTGATAGGAATAAGTTCTTATCGAGTAGGATTGGGAACCACCGGATATTACGCTGGTATTTCGACCTCATCAGATCTTTTATATTTGACTAATGTTGGAACTGGAGATATTCACAGTTTTGTAACAAATTATCAGAATATTTTACTTGGAAATATTTCCAAAAATACAGTAACTGTTTCTACTTCATCAACACATGGACTTTTATTGAATGATCAAATTAACTTAACTGTTATTTCTGGAATTTCCACTCAGGTTTCAATATCATATAATGATCACAATAGAAGAGCTATTATCAATAAATTAGATTTTTCTTCTTTAGATGTAAATACTGCCAGAAATACAATTACTATACCAAATCATGGTTTGTATACGAGCCAAAAGGTAATTTATACTTCTACTTCACCTTCTGGTGGATTATCAAATGAATCAATCTACTATGTTATAGTTGTAGATGAAAACACTATTAAATTGTCAGATAGTTTTTACTATTCCTCTAGGGTGGAAAGAAATGAAATCGATATTACTTCAGCTTCTTCTGGATCCATTTCTCCAGTAAATCCATCAATTGATCTGACAAATAAAAATACATTAATCTTTGATGTATCTAGTCCAACACTTTCATTTACTAATAACGGAGTTCTTTATCCCGCTTTCAATTTAAATTTCTACTCTGACCCAGAACTTAGACACCAATTCGATTTTACAAATACCAATAATGTCGAAGTTCAGAGAAATGGAAAGATTGGTATTGATGCAAATGCAACCGTTGTATTGAGATTAAACGATTCTACTCCAAGAAAACTTTACTACAGACTAACTCCAACAAATTTAAGTGTAGTTCCTTCTGTAAAAAGAGAAATTGTAGTTGATAATGAAGTCCTTGAAAATAACAGTATAAATGTTGTTCCTAGTTTGTATAATGGTTCTTATAATATTACAAACATTACCTCAGATACTTTCTCTTATCTACTAACAGAAAAACCAGAGAGAGACAGTTACAACTCAACAAATTCTACCATATCATATGTTACAAATTCAACAAGAGCATATGGGGAAATTTCATCTATAGATGTAAATTTTGATGGACTCAATCTACCTAAGATTCCAAAAATTAATAGAGTTGTTTCAGACTTTGGATCTGGTGAAATTTTAGAAGTATCTACGAATAATATTGGAAAAGTTTTAAAAACAAGTATAGATGATATTGGGTTTAATTACTCTAGTGATTATTCGTTAAGACCAACTGCAAAATTACCAGATGTATTGAAGATTCTTCCACAATCGTCAATTAAATCTATTGGAGTATCTTCTGTTGGAAGAGGTTATTCAGTAGCCCCTGATTTAATTCTGATAGATGGTTTTACAAATAATGTAGTAACTGATATTGATCTAAGATATAATATTGAGGATAAAACTGTTGATGTCATTAAAAATACAAAGTCTATCAATAATGTAACACCGACTATTATTCCAGTAAATAATAGTAATGGTGTAAATATTAGTTCCATCCAATTTATTGAATCTTCTAAAGATGTTGTCATTACTTTAGGATCAAGTTTTAGTGACCCAGAAGATTTTCCTTTTAATATTGGTGATAAAGTTCTCATAGAGAACACCAGTGTAGGTATTGCAACTACTGCAAAGGGTTATAATTCTTCAAATTATAACTACACATTATTCACAATAGTTAATACCGATCCAAACATTGGTGGAGTTGGAGCTACAGTATCATACAACCTATCAAGTTATTTGAGTTCTGGAGAAGTTCCAGGAACTTTTAATTCATTAATTTCTGCAGGAAGAATAATACCACAAAAACATTTCCCAATATTTAACATTTCCTTAGAAAAGAACACCTTTAATAAAGGAGAAGAGGTATTTGCAAATGGTGCTGTTGGTATTGTTGTAGATTGGAATGAAATTACGGAGACTCTAAAAGTTTCAACTTCTGACACTTTTACCTCTGGTAATACAATCACTGGAAGAACTTCTAGCTCTAGGGGACTAATTTCAAATGTAACTGAAACAAAATCAACTTACATTGTTGGATCAGGATCTACAGTAGTAAAGGGTTGGAAGAAAGAAACAGGTTTCTTAGATAATCAATTCCAAAGAGTTGCTGATAATGATTACTATCAATATTTTTCATATGCTCTCAGATCTCAAATTTCCTTTGATACTTGGGAAAATCCTGTAAACAATCTCAATCATACTGCAGGATTTAAGAAGTTTAGTGATTTAGTCATAGAATCTTCTCCTACCATATCTGGAATTAACACAGATCAAAACCTGGGAGATGTAATTGGTATAGCTGACTTCTCTAGATTTATTGATCTTAATTGTGTCAATGACTTTGATTTAGTAACCGAAAATAATTTCATTATAGACGGAAATGTTAAGTCGGACGAAATACTTTTTGGATCCAAAATTCTTCAAGATTATATTGAATCTGTTGGAAATAGAGTTCTTTTGATAGATGATATCAGTCGGGAATTTAACGATATCCCAAGATCAACAAAATTTAGTATCGTAGATACTTTTAAATTAAATAATTCCAGATCAATTAAATATTTGACATTTGTTAAGGACCAAAGATTTTCTTCAGAAGTACAAGTTTCTATAGTTTCTTTAGTTCATGATAATTCTAATGGATACATCAATCAATACGCTGAGAATAGTAGTTATGATAGTTTGGGATATTTTGATTTTAATATAACTGAATTAAATGGAAATCTTCTTTTCTATCCAATCAAAAATCAGATTAATGATTATGAGTTTAATAGTATTTCCATTGATATTAGAGATACAATAGTTTCTATTGGTTTTACAGATCTCGGAGATTCAGTTTTTGTAGGATCCGCAACAACCAACATTCCATCAGGAACTTCATCATCAACAACTATTGTCGGAATTGCATCAACTTATAGATCTTCTAAAGTTTTGGTCCAAATTGGAGCTACTGATTCTTCCTACCATGAGTTTGATGAAATTACCATACTCCATGATGGTACTAATATCATTCTCCAAGAATATGGACAACTTAATACAACTAATTTAGATTCATATTCGTCTTCAGGAGTTGGAACTTATTACGCATACTACTCTGGATCTGATATTAATATTGATTTGATTCCATACGATTCTACTCCTGTCGAATTTGATGTAAATTCGGTTAGAGTATCAATATCAAGCACAGATTCGGTTGGAGTTGGTTCAGAGGTATTCAATAATTCTCAACTTAAATCGAGCTATGTTGCAATATCATCAACTCCAACTCCAGGAATTACTACTATATCCACTTATACTTCAACATATGAAGGATCATATTACATTGTAAGTATAGAAGATCTTACAAACAATCAGTATCAGATTTCCGAAGTCGCTGTTGTTGATGATGATGTTGACGCATACATTGTCGAATTTGGAGTTATACAAACTGGTTCATCAATTGGATCTATAGGCGCAACTGTAAGATCATCTGGCGATGTTGATTTGACATTTACCGCAAATGCGGATATTGATGTTGAAATTAGAGTTTATCAGAATTCTATTGGTTTAGTTGACTCGAATATTTCGGAAAGAACAATTGATTTTACAAATGCATTTATCAGAACTGGATATGGTTTCTATGTTGGAGCTGAAATTGATATTAGAAGATCATTTGATTTAACTCATAAAAATAAACCAATTTTTGAAAGATATTTTGATGGTAGTGATTCCGATATTGTAGATATTACTAATAATACTATTGCAATACCAGAAAATTTCTTTGTTACTGGCGAAAAGGTTTTATACTCTTATGCTGGAGCTGGAACAACTCAATCTATTGGAATATCAACAACAATAATTACGGGAATAGGAACAACTGATAAATTACCATCATCTGTTTATATTGTAAAAACTAACGATCTAAATGTTCGAGTTGCTGCTTCTGCGTCTGATGCACTTAGAGATCCACCAAATATTTTGGAAATTACTCATGTTGGAATTGGAACTTCACATAGATTTGTTTCAACAAATCAAAATTCAAGAGTTTTAATAGGAATTGATAACTTAATACAGTCACCAATTGTTTCAACATCAGTAACAACAATTTCACCAAATCCAATTAGTGTTTCTGATACTATAATCAATTTATCTGGA